GCAAACGGATTTACTGGTAGTTTCTCAGGAATCCAAGAGATGACCGATGTGGAAATCGGTGATACTTTTGGTCGTAGGATGGGTAGTAGGGTCATGAACTCTACAAATGGTGTTGGTGCTTACTTAATTAAAAGTGCAACTCAGGGTGCGCCTAGTGAAACTGGTACTTGGGTTGCTATGGGGACTGCCACAGATACAAGGCAGGGGACAGTCAATACAGATTATACTAGGAACTTTACAAGAACCAGAACATCAAATTATGGTGAAGCATTTACCAGAGATTTCGCAGGTAATTACATAGGTAACTTTACTGGAGATTATACCAGAGATTTTATAGGTGACTATTCCAGAAACTATGAGGATGATTATCAAAGAACATCTACTAGAGACTCTACAGTAGATAGGTCAAGCACATACACCAGAACTTCGACAAGAACTAGAACCTCTTCATATACCACAGACTTCGAAGGTAATTACGCAAGGAACTTTGAAGGTAATTATGCAAGAAACTTCAGTGCTGATTACACCAGAACTTCAACTAGAACAAGGTCTAGTGCTGATGGTACGACATATACTGGTAACTACACTGGGGACTTTACAGGTAACTATGCAACAAACTACTTAGGGAATGCCGCCTATACTGGTAACTTTGGGGGTAACTTCGCAGGTAACTTTGCTCGTAACTTCTCTGCAAACTATGCTCGTGCTTTTACTCGTGCTAGAGCAGTTACCTATACTGGTAACTTCTTAGGTGACTATTCCAGAAGTATTTCTACTTTTTATGGCGTTCTTACAACTGCTTACACAAGAACTCGTGTAACAAACTATGTTGGTAACTTTACAGGTAACTATGCAAGAAATTATCTAGGTAACTATGCTCGTGCATATACCAGAACTTCGACAAGAACTTCGACAAGAACAAGTAATAACGCAGACGGTACAACATACACAGGTGACTTTACAAGAAATTCAACCAGAACATCAAGCACGAATTTCTTAGGGAATGCTGATTACGCAGGTAACTTTACAGGTAATTATGAGGGTAACTATGCTAGAAACTATAGTGCTAATTATGCGAGAAACTATGTTGCCACATACACTGGTGATTTCACTAGAGACTTCGCAGGTGATTACACAGGCAACTATGCAAGAATATTTACAGGTAACTTTGCAGGTGAATTCTTAGGTAATTACATAGGTAATTACTCTCGTGATTTCACAAGAACTAGAACATCAAACTATACTAGAGATAGTCAACGAGATAGTCAAAGAACCAGAACATCAAGTTATTCTGAAACTTTTAGTAGAAACTTTGAAGGGAATTATACAGGAGATTTTGCAGGGACAACAATTAGTAACTTTATAGGAAGTGTAGAAACATATACTCTATATCTAAGAACTGCATAAATAAAACATATATATTATAAACACTATATTAGGAGATTGAAGTGGCAGATAGAAAATGGTTAGATAATGCTTTTTGGGAGACTCCCAGAAAACACATTCTAAATTGTATTAGTGAAGAAGACCTTGGTGGAAAGACCAGAAGGCAAGTTCACAAACTAGATAAATTTAATTCAGATGGAACAGAAAATGTACTCTTCAAGGAGTGTGTAGACTTCCTTGGGGTTGAATCAATTGATGCTTCTACTAAAAGAAGATATGAGACAAAAGCAAAAGAAGCAGAACTTAACAAACAAAGAAAACTTGAAGAAGCAAATTCTAAAAAGTTAGAAAAACTTTTCGAATACAAACTTGAAACTTTTGAGATTCCAGAAATCAAGGAATCAAAGAATCGTGCGTTGAAAAGTAAATTGCGTAGGTCTAAGTCAATACCTGAAGTAAATCTTTATGCTATGATGCTCGTGAAGGAATCGATTGAAAATGCAGAACAAGAGTAAAGGATTTGTAATAGTTGCATCCAGAAATGTAAACTTTTACAAATATGCTTGTAACTTGATTTCAGGTATTCGTGATTTCTATGAAGACGCAAATATAACTCTTGTTACTGAACCAAGATTTCTTGATGACAATCATGAAGCAGACAATGTAATACATTGTGATAATCACTATCGTGCCAAACTATGGGGTATGGCACAATCTCCATATGATATCACGATGTATCTGGATGCTGACATGGATTGTGAACATGAGGATATCATTAAAGTTTGGGATGAGATGAAAGACTATGATATGGTGTTTCATCAATTGACTCAAGAAAGGGAAAAGTTTTATGCAATACGAGAGTTTATATATGATGGTGGTATAGAGAAGTATACTTTATGTGGTGGGGTTTGTTTGTACCGTAGTGAGAATCCTTTGGTTATGGAGTTTATGTCTGATTGGTATGAATTATTTGTTCAACAACAAAGTAATCATTGGCAACCAAAAGGATTTGATGAATCACAATGGAACAATGATTTGAAACACTTTGACCAAACAACCCTTTGGTGGTTAACAGAAAGAGTAGACAAATACAAAGACTTAAAGATAGGTATATTTGAAGATGATATAAGATGGAATTATTTTTCGCAGTATGCTCATGAAGGATTGAAATCTAAAGAAGGTAAACCACCTATCTTGAGACACTACTCAGGTTCTTTGAAAAAGGATGTGTTATTAGTATGATGAAAGATATCCCAATAAACAATCAAGAAGTTTTAGATGGTTTAAATAATTTCTTATGGATGTATGATGAAAGGGAAGAAATACAAAAGAATTTTCGTTTACATTCACAAGGTGCAGATAAAGATTACTTTACAGGTGATGAATACCGTGATATAATAGTTAAGCAAGATACCCAACATGAGGGTTACCCTGATGAAGGGAGAAACTATAATATGAAACCAACCCAGATGGAAAAGGGTGAAAATCCTAATCCAGACTATGTTGCCAAAGCAATTAGTAACTGGACAAAATATTCAACTAATTTACAAAATATTTTGTGTACAAGATTTAATGCATTAACAGTATTATATCCACCTGATGGGTTTCTTTCTTGGCATAATAATTGTAATGCGTCTGCTTACAATTTAGTGTTTAGTTGGTCTGAGACTGGTGATAGTGATTTTAGGTATATGGATACTGAAACAGGTGATACTGTCATCATGAAAGATGTAAAAGGATGGCAATGTAAGGCAGGATACTTCGGTTCATATACTGACCCATGGACTCAAAGAGTGTATCATGCCGCTCGAACTGACTGTTGGAGAATGACAGTTTCCTTTATGTTTGACCGAAGTGCCATGTCTGAAGGCATTCAAGATGATGTAATTAGTGAAATAATGTTAAAATAGTAATTCTTAAAGCACAAAATTCATATAAATAAGAGTATTAGTTAAACACTCAATCATGGATTTTGTCGTATGGCACTAACGAATTACGAAGACATAGTTATAAATCAAGGCACAGACACCGCAATAGAGATTCACTTACAACATGATAGTGGGTCTGCCTTTGATTTGACTAGTAGGTCTGCATCTGCGAAAATGAAAAGAAGATTCGCAGATTCGGCAAATGACCCAGATACCGTTGCATTTAATGCAATCATTGCGACTCCACCCCAATCAGGAATCGTAACTCTATCCTTGACAAATACCCAAACTGATGCTCTTAAAACAAGAGGAAGGTATGTATATGATGTAGAGATATCTCACACAGATAGTGATGGGAATACAATCATCCAAAGAGTATTAGAGGGACAAATAGAAGTGTCTCCTTCGGTAACAAAATAAGAGGTAGGTATGACCGAAAAAATAGTTGTCAAGAAGGTTATAGTAGGCACACCTGTCAAGAAAGTTACGGCAGGTTCTTTTGCTATCACAAACCTTGGTGGTGTAAATGTCACTGCTACAGAAAGTGATGGTTCTATACTTGCCTTTAAAAAGACCACCCAGAATTACGAAGTAACAAAACTTACTGGTGATAGTGCATCTATACATGTTGCATTTGATAGTGCAAACAGTGAATATGTATTCTCACTTGTAGGTAACAGAATTAATCAAAGTCTGATTCCAGATACAGATTCCGCATATGACCTAGGTGCATCCGATAAGAAATGGAAAGACCTTCACCTTAGTGGGGGTACAATAAACTTAGGTGGTCTTAGAATAAAAGACCAAAATGGTACATTTGTCGTTTCAGACAGTAGTGGAAATACTTTATTACAAAACACTAAATTTATCTCTGTCAAAGGTGACACGGATATTCTTGCGTATGATAGTTCAACATCAACAATAACATGGAATGATTCAGATGTAGCAAGAACAGATAGAATCGAAACATTCCACAAAGCAATTAAAGTTACAGACAGTGCAGAGATTACAAGCAATCTGACTGTGGGTGGTAACCTGAATGTAACAGGTGACCTCGTATATGATGATATGACTGCTGACTCCGCAACCTTTAGTGGAAGTGTTGCGATTGGAACGAACCTAAGTGTAGGTGGTAATCTAAATGTCGCAGGTGATTTAGTCTATGATGACATGACTGCTGATAGTGCCACATTTGCAGGTACAGTTTCAGTAGGTACAAATATTACATCACCATTAGGTCGTATTGTCAACCTTACTGGTGATTCTGCCACAGTCACAAACATTGCAAATACCCAATTTACTGGGTCTCAAGCAACGATTGATTCTGCTGATATTACCACACTTAAAGTTGGTAATCTAGTAGTAACAAGTGGTGACTCTGCTACAATTACAAACATTGCTAACACACAGTTCACTGGTTCTCAGGCAACCTTTGATTCCGCAAATATAGGTGGAGTCTCTATTGAGAACAATAATATTACTACCGAAGGTAAGATATATTATGCTAATGTGTTTAACAATGAGGGAGACCTTCCAAGTGCAGATGCCTATCACGGTATGTTTGCCCATGTCCATGGAACTGGTCGTGGATATTTCGCACACGGTGGAGCATGGCATAGATTAGTTGATTCATCAATGACTGATGAACAACAAGTATTCAGATTATTCTCAAGTAATGCTAGAGTTACAAATGCACAGATTGATAGTGCCACAGTAACTAATCTAGCAAATACTCAGTTAACAGGTTCACAAGCAACTTTTGATTCTGCGAACATTGGTGGTGTATCAATAGAAAACAATAATATCACCACGAGTGGTAAGATATACTATGCTAATGTATTCAGTTCTGAAGGAGACTTGCCAAGTGCAAGTGACTATCATGGTATGTTTGCTCATGTGCATGGAACTGGTAAAGGTTACTTTGCACACGCTGGTGCATGGCATCAACTATTAGATAAGTCAACTGCTAATGACAGTGCGACAATAACAAATCTAGCAAACACACAATTCACTGGGTCACAAGCAACAATTGACAGTGCAGATATCGGAACTCTAAAAGTTACTGGTAATGCTTCTGTTGTAGGTAATCTAGATGTTACTGGTGACCTAAACTTTGATGATGTAACTGCTGACTCTGCATCCTTCAGTGGAACAGTATCAGTCGGAACAAATGTTACATCACCTAATGCAACAATAACAAATATTACAAACACACAATTGACAGGTAGTCAAGCAACTCTTGATTCTGCCACAATTACTAACATTAGGTTCGATAATGTAGATGCACAGACAACTACAACTATTAGAAACTTATTCTCTGCATCTGGAGACCTATCATATGATAGTGCTTCTGGACAGTTCTCGTTTGATGTAGAATCTGTTTATACTAAGGCAAACTTTGATAGTGACCTTGGTGATGCAAACACAGGACAACTTCCAGAAGGAACTAACCTCTATTATACTACTGCAAGAGCAGATAGTGCTTTTGATGTAAGACTTGCTACCAAATCAACAAGCAATCTAGCAGAGGGTTCAAACCTCTATCATACCGTAGAAAGAGTACAAGATATCGTAGGTGCTATGGTATCGTCTAATACTGAGAGTGGTATTAGTGTAACTTACGAAGATGGAGATGGTACTTTAGACTTTAATGTCAATGACCCAACACTATCCTACACAGGAGATGTGACTGGTTCTGGAACTATGACCGACCTAGGCAATACTAGTATTGCTATGACTATTTCCGCAGGTGCGGTAGACAATGATATGTTATCAGGGTCAATCGCAAATGCTAAACTTACAAATTCAACTATTACAGTTTCAGATGGTTCAAATACAAGTCCAATAGCATTGGGTGGTACTCTAACATTCTCTGGAACAAGTAATGAAGCAACTGTTGCAGAAAATGCAGGAACAATAACAGTAGGATTACCAAGTGATGTCACAGTATCAAATGACTTAACTGTTAGTGGTAACTTGAATGTTACTGGTACTACGACTCAAACTGGTTCTGTGGTAACTGATAACAACTTCCAAGGTCTAACTAACTCTAATACAGGAAACGCAACTGACTTTGGTTTCTATGGTAAGTATGTAGAATCAAGCACAACTAAGTATGCAGGTATTTACTACGATGCATCGACAGACAACACATTTAGATTATTTACAGATACCCAAACAGTACCTTCAACAACAGTCAATACTGGTGCTACAGGTTATGCTGATGCAAATCTAGTTGTTAACAATATAACAGGTAATGATTTAGTTCTGTCAGGTAATCTGACCGTCAATGGGACAACAGTAACTAACAGTGCTACCAATACAACTATCGAAGATGCATTGATAGAACTTGGTTCTGGTAATACTGGAGCAAACTCTAATGACCTAGGTCTTATTCTTGAAAGAGGAACAACTGGTGATAATGTATTCTTAGGTTGGGATGAGAGTCAAGATAGAATTGTTTTCGCAACAACAACTGCGACTGGTGCATCGACTGGTGACCTAACACTTACAGACGCAATTATACAAGCATCAAGACTGTTCGGTAATGTAACTGGTGCATTAACAGGTAATGCTGATACTGCAACAACTCTTGCTAATGCTAGAGACTTTAGTATCACAGGTGGTGATATTACTGCCAATGCCATATCATTTGATGGTTCAGGTAATGTCGCATTAAGTGCATCAATAGATGCAACTGGAGTTGATTCAGGTACATATGGTTCTGGTTCATTAGTCCCAGTATTTACAGTCAACGCAAAAGGACAGATTGATAGTGCAGGAACAGTTTCCGTTGCAGGTGTCTCATCGACATCTTTTGATAGTGCAACTAATAAATTCACAATTAACACTGCTGATGGTAATAGTTTTGTTACTACAGTAGCATCAAGATTCTCTGCAATACCTGATAGTGACCTTACATTATCAAGTAATACTATAAGAGCAAATGACCTTTTTGTAGGTAATCTGCATGTAGACTCCGCAGATATTATTAAGATAGCAAGAGATAATCTATCGATTGCTGATGCAGGTGGGGACGGTTCGTTTGCTTATGATAGTGCATCTGGACAGTTTACATATACAGGCCCAAGTGCATCCGAAGTAAGAGCGCATTTCTCCGCAGGTGGAGACTTAGTATATAACAGTGGAACTGGTGAGTTCTCCATATCAAGACCTGAGATTGATTCGGCAGGAGTTAGAGCATTAGTATCTGTAACAGATGCAGGTGGAGATGGTTCACTCGCATATAATAATAGTACAGGAGTGTTCACATATACAGGGCCTAGTGCTTCAGAGGTAAGAGCGCATCTGACCGCAAACAAAGGTTTATCTGTATCATCTGGTGAATTTAATATTGACTCTGCCAATGTGAAAGGTATGTTTAGTGCTACTGGATTTGGATATAATTCAGGAACAGGTGCATTCACTGTAACTGGACAGAATGTAATGGACTTAATTAAGACTGTGGATTCTAATGGTTCTGGTTTGAATGCTGATACTCTGGACGGACAACAAGGTTCTTATTATCGAATCGATGTATTTAATGCTTCAGGGTCACTTCTGAACTAAGGATAAATAGAGATATGCCTAGAAAAAGATTAAACACAAGAGATGACTTTATAGACTACTGTCTTCGTAGATTAGGTCATCCAGTTATCGAAATCAATATCGATGACCAACAGATAGAAGACCGTGTAGACGATGCATTACAAATCTTCCAAGATTATGTTGCTGAAGGTTCTTTCCGTGCGTACATCCCTGTGACAATCACTCAAACTATGATTGACAATGCAAAGATTGATTTCGACACAGATGTTACTTTCACAACAATAAATGCAGAGAACATAATTCAAGTGGTAAAGGTTTTACCATTCGATGATTCAGGGTCATCAACAAACTTCTTTGATATCAAGTATCAAATGAGGTTGAATGACTTTTTCCAATTAGAACAGACTGTAGGTGACCTTGCATACTACGAACAGATGCAACAGTATATCGGATTGATTGATATGAAACTGGTAGGAACACCACAGATACAATTTAGTAGAAACGGAAACACTCTACAGATATGGGGTGACCTAGTAAACAACGGTGACTTGAAAGTCGGTAAGACAATTGCGATTGAGATGTATGTTGCCGCTGACCCAGATGAAACTGGGAATAGACTATGGGATAATCAGTTTCTAAAAGAATATGCTACTGCCTTAATCAAAAGACAATGGGGTGAAAACCTCAGTAAGTTTGAAGGAATGCAACTTCCAGGCGGTGTAACAATCAACGGTAGACAAATCATAGAGGACGCAAACCAAGAGATTGAAGTCGCAAGACAAAGAATTTATAATGAATATGACACTCCACCAGACTTTTTTATGGGATAAACCATGGCAACCAATAGGTTTTTCAAATATGATGTGCGTTCAGAACAGAATCTTTACGAAGATATAACTATTGAAGCACTCCAAATGTATGGGCAAGATGTATACTATCTGCCCAGAGAGGTAATCAATAAGGATAAAATCTTCCTTGATGATGTTCCTTCTCGTTTTGGTAACGCATATAAAATCGAAATGTACATCGAAAACACCGAAGCATTTGACGGTGAGGGTGACTTATTCACAAAATTTGGTGTAGAACTCAGAGACCAAGCAAACTTTATTGTTGCTAGAAAGAGATGGACTAAACTCATTGGTGATAGATTAGCATCTGCTAACTTTCGTCCAAGAGAAGGTGATTTAATATTCTTGCCTTTATCTAAGTCTATCTTTGAGATTCGTAAGGTTGAGACTGAGACACCATTCTTTCAAGTAAGTCAACTTCCCACATTTAGAATGCAATGTGAGTTGTTCGAATACAATGATGAAGACCTTGATACTGGTATTGCAGATATCGATGTTGTAGAGTTTGAAGGTGCATACACATACAAACTTACAATGGATTCGGCATCTTCAGGTTATGTAACAGGTGAAAAAGTATCACAATCTGGTGGTACATATGATATGGTTGGTGAAGTATCACACTTTAGTGATTCAGACAGAGTTTTACAGATTGTACATGCAGGTGCTACAGATGGTAAATATCATACTTGGATAACGACCCAACAAGTAATTGGAGCAGAATCAGGTGCGGTAGCAACACCCACACTAGTAGAAGAATTAAACAAGATACAAGAAGATAATCAAAATAAAGTATTTGATGACTTTGAGAATGACTTCTTAGACTTCTCTGAGTCTAATCCATTCGGAGATATTTCATAATGTTTGGAACACATTTCTATCATAAGAGAGTTAGAACCGCAGTATCCGTCTTTGGGTCACTGTTCAATAACCTGTATGTGATAAGAAAAAATAGTTCTAACGAGGTAATCTCACAGGCAAAAGTTCCTTTGTCATATGCACCAAAGAGAAACTTCTTGTCAAGAATCGAAGAGATGAATAAGGGTGAGGATGCAGAAAGACGAGTAGCAATCAAGTTACCAAGGATGTCTTTTGAGATTACTCAGATGACATACGATGCAGAGAGACAACTGCCTAAAACAAACAATATTTCAACTGCTATTGCCAACAGTGTGAATAGCAGACAAAAACTATTTACTTCGACTCCGTATAATATATCGTTTCAATTGAATGTATATGCGAAGTCGCAAGACGATGCCCTACAGATTGTAGAGCAAGTGTTACCGTTCTTTACACCACAATATACTGTGACTGTAAAACCTTTTAGTGATATCGCAACTCTAACAGAGGATGTACCTATCACATTGACTGGTGTACAGATGCAGGATGACTTTGAAGGTGCAATAGAACAAAGAAGAACCATTGTGTATTCTTTAGATTTTGATATGAAGATTGCGTTCCATGGGCCTCTGAATGATGGTAAAATCATTCGTGATGTCCGTAACGAATTCTTTATTATTGGAGCAGGACTTGCAGACTCCGATGAGTATCTGCAAACATTGAAAGTAACTCCTAACCCTGTAAGTGTAAGCATGGACAGTGACTATGGATTTACAGAAACAATCTTAGACAGTGACGGTAGTTAGATGAATGACAAAGTAAAAAATGATTACGAATACTCTCGTGACACATATTATGAGTTATTAGAAAAAGGTAAAGAGAGTCTTGAGTTGATGATTGATGTTGCTCGTGAAAGTGAACACCCCAGAGCATTTGAGGTGTTATCCACTATGATGAAAAACATGGCAGACATCAACGATAAATTAATGGATTTGAATAAAAAGAACAAAGACATTAACAAAGAGGACGAACCTAAACAATTAGGTAATACCACGAATAACTTGTTTCTTGGCACGACAGTAGACTTACAAAGACTAATACAAGACGAAAACAAAGGCGTGGTAATTGATGCAGAACCTACAGACAAATGACCACTATCTTGGCAATGTAAATGTCAAGAGAGATGGAGTCAAGCATCAATTTACAGAAGAAGAGGTCAAAGAATATGTCAAGTGTGGCAAAGACCCAGTATACTTCTGTAAGAAATACCTAAAAGTTATTTCACTTGATGATGGATTAGTTCCGTTTGAACTGTATCCTTATCAGGAGAAAATGTTCGAGCATTTCAATAGTCAAAGATTTTCTATCATTCTTGCTTGTAGGCAATCTGGAAAATCGATATCGTCTGTCGGTTATCTATTATGGTATGCTTGTTTTCATAGCGAGAAAACGATTGCAATTCTCGCAAACAAGGGTCAGGTGGCAAGAGAGATGTTATCTCGTGTTACACTCATGCTTGAGAATCTGCCGTTCTTTCTACAGCCTGGGACGAAGGCACTTAACAAGGGTTCTATTGAGTTTAGTAATAATAGTCGTATTATTGCCAGTGCTACCTCTGGTAGTTCCATTAGGGGTCTGTCTGTTAATTTACTATTTCTTGACGAGTTTGCATTCGTGGAAAGAGCAAACGAATTCTACACCTCAACCTACCCAGTTATCTCCGCAGGTAAGGACACTAAAGTCATCATTACAAGCACTGCGAATGGAATTGGAAACACTTTCCACAAAATCTGGGAAGGAGCAACACAAGGAGTAAATGAATTTAAACCGTTTACAGTCAACTGGTGGGATGTCCCAGGCCGTGATGAGGAATGGAAAAGACAAACAGTAGCAAACACATCCCAATTACAGTTTGACCAAGAGTTTGGTAATACCTTTTATGGAACAGGTGATACCCTTATCAATGCAGATACATTGCTATCATTTAGGGCAAGTCCACCCAAAGAAGTGCATGAGGGTGGTGATTTATTAGTTTACAAACAACCTCAGTCAGAACACGAATACATCATGACTGTGGATGTATCAAAGGGAAGAGGACAGGATTATTCTACCTTTACGGTAATCGACATTAGCAGGAGACCGTTCACACAAGTTGCTGTCTATCGCAATAATTCTATATCTCCAATACTCTTTCCTAATATTATATATAAGTATGCACATCTCTATAATGATGCATATGTAGTGATTGAGTCCAATGATTCTGGACAAGTGGTATGTAATGGTCTATATCATGACTTAGAATATGACAATATACACCTCGAATCGGCAATCAAGGCAGACCGAATCGGTATCGAAATGAACCGTAAGGTCAAAAGACTTGGTTGTTCTGCAATCAAAGATATACTTGAACACAAAAAATTAGAAATTCAAGACGAACAAACGATATTAGAAATATCAACATTTGTTTCTAAAGGACAGTCCTATGAAGCAAGTGATGGTAATTATGATGATTTAATGATGAATCTAGTTATGTTTGGATACTTTGTATCCACTAGTTACTTCAGTGAGATGACCGATATCAACCTTAAAGAAATGATGTTTAAGAAGAAAATGGAAGAAATTGAACAAGATATTCCACCTTTTGGACACATAGATGATGGGGTTGATAACTTTGAAAGAGACCAAGAAGCAAAATATTGGCAAGAAAAGTTCGGTCAAGGTACGGTATCAGACTGGGAATAGTTCTCAAAACCTGTCTTTGTATAAATAGAAGTATTGAGAAACTACCGTATTATGAATTAACTTATAATTAGATTAACGAAAAAAGGAAAAGGTTATGGCACTTTTTACACCCTCTGCTTCTCCTGCCGTATCAGTTAAAGAAATAGACCTAACAGGCGTAGTGCCTAATGTTCAAACTTCTACTGGTGCGTTTGTGGGGAACTTCGGATGGGGGCCTGTAGGTATTACTACTCTAGTCTCTGATGAGTCTGGATTAGTTAGCACCTTCTCTGCTCCAACCGATGATAATTCGGTAGACTTTCACTCTGCCGCTTATTTCCTTCGATATTCTAACTCACTATTCGTTGTAAGAGAATGTGATAGTGATGCTAAGAATGCCGTAGGAAACCATACCAGTCTTGGTTCTTTAACTGCACAAAAAGTGAACAATCTAGATGCTTTCGAAGCATTAAGTATTGATTCTTCTGATGGTGCATTTATTGCCAAATACCCAGGCTCCCTTGGTAACTCTATCAAAGTTTCTATCTGTGGTTCAGATAGTGACAATGGTGGTGCAACCAACTTTAACGCATGGACTCATAAAGATGAGTTCGATGGTGCGCCTGGAACATCAAAGTTCGTTTCTGACCTAAATGGTAAGAATGACGAAATTCATGTTGTAGTATTAGACCAAGATGGTTTAATAACAGGAACACCTGACACTGTTCTAGAAACATTCCCATTCCTCTCTGTGGCAAAAAATGCTAAGAGAGCAGACGGAACATCAAACTACTATAGAGATGTTCTAAAACTTCAATCTGACTGGGTATATGCAGCTAGACTCCACACTGGAGACTCTGCTGGCGTATCCGACTTTATTGGGTCAAACTGGGATACTAACTCAGTAAAAGGAGAAACAACTCAAGACTTTAAGTCTGACTTTGTATTCTCTTCTGCTCAGAATGACTGGAGTCTCTCTGGCGGTGTCACATCATCTACTTTAGGAACAGACGATGTTCTTAGAGGATTTGATAAGTTCGAAGACAAAGACAATATAGAAGTTGACTTCTTAATTGCTCCAGAGTCGTTGACAGATACAACTGCATCGACTATCGTAAATGACTTAGTATCAACAGCTGCATCTCTCCGTAAGGATTGTGTTGCCGTTGCATCACCAAGTCGAAACGCTGTTGTAACACTAGGTACTAACACTGGTATCCTAGCATGTAACAACAACTATACAAAGTCCTCATACTTGGTACAGGACAACAATTATCTGAAAGTATTTGACAAATATAACGACAAATACATTAAGATACCTGCTAACTCTTCAACCGCAGGACTAATGGCAGCCACTGATTTGGTCGCCGCAAACTGGTTCTCACCAGCTGGTTCTCGAAGAGGTAGATATCTAGGTATTACAGACATTATTGTTTCTCCTTCCAAGGCAGAAAGAGATGCTCTGTATAAAGCAGGAATCAACCCAATTGCTAATATCCCAGGCGAAGGGATAATTCTATTCGGTGACAAGACAAACGAATCAAGACCTTCTGCATTTGACAGAATTAATGTTCGTAGATTGTTCCTTGGTATCGAAAGAGCAATTGCTATCGCAGGACGAAATGTCATGTTTGAATTCAACGATGAATTCACTCGTGCAGAATTCGTCAATATCGTAGAACCTTTCTTGAGAGAAATCCAAGGTCGAAGAGGTATTACGGACTTTAGGGTTGTGTGTGATGCTACAAACAACACACCAGCTGTGGTTGATAGAAATGAATTTATCGCATCTATCTTCATCAAACCAGCAAGAAGTATTAACTTCGTGACACTTAACTTTGTCGCAGTTAGAACTGGAGTTGAGTTTGAAGAAGTAGTAGGCACAGTTTAAGGAGTAAGGTAAGATGGCAATTCTAGGAGTAGATGACTTTAAGTCAAAACTAAGAGGTGGTGGAGCAAGACCTAACCTATTTAAGGCAACGGTTAACTTCCCAGGCTATGCAGGTGGTGATGTAGAACTTACATCATTCCTATGTAAGGCCGCCCAGTTACCTGCATCTGTAATGAATGTAGTTGAAATACCATTCCGTGGTAGACAACTTAAAATCGCAGGTGATAGAACTTTCGAATCTTGGACTGTAACTGTCCTGAACGATACGGACTTCAATGTTCGTAACGCAATGGAAAGATGGATGAATGGTATCAATGCTCACCAAGCAAATACAGGTCTGACTAATCCAGTGGATTACCAAGCAGACTTGATTGTAGAGCAACTCGACAGAGATGAGTCCATTCTGAAGACCTACAACTTTAGAGGTTGTTTCCCTATTAATGTCAGTGCTATTGATGTTAACTACGAGACAGTCGATACAGTTGAGGAGTTTACAACTGAGTTCGCAGTTCAATACTGGGAATCTGGAACAACTAGTTAATCTAGTTATACATATAAAGGGGAAGGGGAGATTGTTCTTCTTCCCCTTAATTTGAGAGTTATAATATATGGCAGAGCAAGATAATAGTATACTAAAACTCTTTGGTTTCGAACTGCGTAGAGCAGGTTCTACTGCGGAACTAAAGGATAAGGAAAAACTGAAATCTATTGTTACCCCTACCGATGATGACGGTGCAGGGTATGTTACTGCGTCTGGTTCACATTATGGTCAGTTTATTGACATGGATGGTGCGAAGGCAAAAGACAACGCACAGTTAATCCTAAGATATCGTGGTGTAGCACAACATCCAGAAGTGGATGCCGCTATCGAAGATATTGTAAATGAATCAATCGTAGGTTCAGAAGGTGTCTCTTGCGAACTTAACCTTGATAGGGTTGATAAAGTAAGTGATGCAATTAAGAAACAGATTGTAGAAGAATTTAATAACATCTATACCATGCTCAAGTTCGGTGAACTTGGACATGATATATTTCGTTCATTCTATGTAGATGGTAGACTTTATTTCCATCTCGTAGCAAACGAATCAAATCTAAAAGCAGGTATTCAAGAGATTAGACCTATTGATGCTTCAAAGATTCGTAAAGTAAAAGAAGTCAAGCATAAGAAAGACCCTGTAACTGGGGCAAAGATAGTTGAAAAGGTAAATGAGTTTTACATCTATCAGGAAAAGGCAGGTACTAATCAAGGTGTCAAGTTGTCTCCTGATGCTGTTTCTTACACTACCAGTGGTCTAACAGACCCATCTAAGAAGCAGGTAGTATCTTATTTACATAAGGCACTCAAACCCATCAACCAGTTAAGGATGATGGAAGACTCTCTTGTTATCTACAGATTAGCAAGAGCGCCTGAAAGAAGAATTTTTTACATCGATGTCGGTAACATGCCTAGGAATAAATCCGAAGCATATATGAGAGACATCATGTCTCGTTATAGAAACAAGATTGTCTATGACGCAGGAACAGGAACAATTAAAGATGACCGTAAGCATATGTCAATGCTTGAGGACTTCTGGTTGCCAAGAAGAGAAGGTGGTAGAGGAACAGAGATTACCACACTTCCAGGCGGTGAGAACCTAGGTCAGATTGATGATATTCTGTATTTCCAAAAGAGACTGTATCGTTCACTGAATGTACCTTTAAGTAGATTAGAACAAGAAGCACAGTTCTCTCTTGGTAGAAGTACAGAGATTAACAGGGATGAGGTCAAGTTCCAGAAGTTCGTTGACCGACTCCGTAAAAGGTTTTCAACTCTCTTCATTAACATTCTGAAGAAACAACTTATTCTAAAGGGTGTAATTACCGAAGAGGATTGGGAAGGTTGGAAGTCAGACCTTTATGTCGATTTCCAAAGAGATAACCATTTTACAGAACTAAAGGATTCGGAGATTCTCAGAGAGAGACTCCAGACTTTAGACCAGATTTCACAATATGTTGGGGAATACTTCTCTAGAGAATGGGTTATGAAAAATGTAATGATGATGTCTGATGAAGACATTGACCAAATGAAACAAGAAGTCGAAGGCGAAAATTCCGTAAAGGATGAAGACGAAGACGAATTCGGAGCATAATATGTTAGAAGAAAATGAAGTACAACCTACTGAAGAAGTAGTAGAACCAAATGCAGTAGAAGACTTAATCAACCAAATCAGTGTTGGTGAGTTGAATAAAGCAGAAGGTTCTTTTAAATCAATCATTCAAGATAAAATGAATGATGCATTGAACGCACAAAAAGTTGCAACGGCAGGACAAATCTTCAATGATGAAGATGAGGACATTGCTGATATTAGTGACGAAGAAGTAGAAGAGTTCTTTGCAGACGCAGATATGTCTGAAGAAGAGTTCGATGCTGAAATGGACGAACTAGAAGCAGAGCAAACGGAAGAGGAAAGTGCTGACGAAGATATCGAACCTACTGACGAAGTTTAACGACTTCTTACTTGTCAACACAGGTAAACTACTACTAAGTGTGTTCTGGGGATGTCTTGCGTATTTAATATATGATATTGCATACCTTGGCAACTGGCAAACACTTTTGTGGTATCCCTTTGTTGCATTTATAGGTTGGGTAGTAATCTCTGCTTTTTATCACAGGGCATTGGCACATCCATCATGGGAATGTCCTGATTGGTTAAAATATCCATTCGCATTCTTTGCGCCTGGATTGGGAGTTACTCCTGCGATTGTCTGGTGTTCTTTACACAGAGAGCATCACAGACATTCAGATATCGAAGGTAAAGACCCTCACGGGCCTGCCTACAGTTGGTGGAAGAATTTACATATACTTCTATACAATCCGAAGTTTATGTATTCAAAGAACCTACTGAGAGACCCACTCATGGTTGCTCAGATGAAGCAATACTGGAGTTGGTTTCTAATATCAGTAGCATTCTTTATATCGGTATTCGGTGCTAGTGTATGGGCATTAATGGTTGTTGCATTGACCGCAACACAGATTAGTATCAATATGTTAGGACACTATCCGATTGGACAAGAACGAAAACAAAACATAAAACAACACATACTCAGTTTAATATACACACCAGAAATATATCACGGACAACATCACGATACACCGAATAGAGCAAAATTAGGTGCATTTGATGTAGTTTACTACACTTTAATAAGGTTTTTTCCACATAAGTCCTAAAAAGACTTGTTTTGGAAACATCTATTTGTATAAATAAAGATATGAAAACATATAAGCAGATTGTGACAGAACTGCGTGGACGCAAACCCAAGGGGGAAGTGGTCTTTGACAAGAAGGTCAAAGGCAGACGCATGAAAGTTCCTGCTTTAATAACAAGAGAGAAAGGGTCATTACCTTTTGTTGCCTATGTTGATGGTGACAGACTGGATGCCTTCAAATCGCAGAAAGATGCGGAGAAAGCAATAATGACAATCGTAAAGGAATTAGGTTAGTGCAATGAAACTGATTACAGAATTTACAGATAACAACACTCTTAACTGTCTCGTAGAAAAGAAAGAGAACGGTGAGAAGAACTATGTTATCGAAGGTGTCTTTGCACAAACAGACACAAAGAACAGAAATGGTCGTGTTTATCCAAAACCAATTATGGAAAAGGCAGTTGCCAAATACGACCAAGAACAGATTTCTAAGAACCGTGCGGTAGGTGAATTGAATCACCCAGAAGGCCCAACGGTAAACTTAGACAAGGTTTCGCATCTCATCAAGGAACTCAAATTTGAGGGAAAAGATGTGGTCGGAAAGGCACAAATACTTGATACTCCTATGGGTAAGATTGTAAAAGGTCTCCTAGATGGTGGTGTTCAATTAGGTGTGTCAACTCGTGGTATGGGTAGTCTTGAACAGAGGAATGGTGCAATGGTCGTCAAAGACGATTTTATTCTTAGCACTGTTGACATTGTGCAAGACCCATCTGCTCCAGAAGCATTTGTTAATGGTATAATGGAAGGAGTAGATTGGGTTTGGGATAACGGCATTCTGAAGGCTCAAGAAATTGAAAAAATGGAGACTGAAATTAAAAACGCTCCTCGTGCGTTTCGTCCAGAAACGCAAATTAGAGAGTTTAAGAATTTCCTCTCGTTAATTAAATCTAGCATGTAAGGAGTCAAATATGACTGAAGAAGTAAAAAATGATGAAGTCATCGAAGAAACGACTCACGATGAAGTTGTTAACGAAGAAATCGTGGATGAAACTCTCGATGAGCAGAAAGTAGAGAAAGAGCCTATGACTGCACAGAAGAAAAAAATGATGGCACAGAAAGAACCAGATGGCGCTGTTTCTGAACCAGAATCTATTGCTTCCGTGGATAAGGCAGCTGATGCTACTAAAGCAAACCAAGCTCCTGCACCGAAAACTAAAGCAGGTATGATTAGTGCTATGACTAGCAAAATGTTGAAAATGTCTAAAGCAGACATGGAAAGCATGTATGCTCAGTATAACAAAGAGTCAGTAGAAATGGAAGAAGATGAAACAATTGCTGAACAACCAGTGATTGATACTACTGCTGAACTTGATGCATTAGTCGAGTCTGAGGCGACACTCAGTGATGAGTTCAAAACCAAGACTGCCGTTATTTTCGAAGCAGCTGTAAAATCTAAATTGTCAGAAGAAATTGACAGATTAGAAGAGCAGTACAAGGATGAATTAGAAGCAGAAGTATCTGCAACTAAATCTGAACTTGTAGAGAAAGTAGACAACTACCTAAACTATGTAGTTGAGACTTGGATGGAAGACAATAAGGTTGCAGTACAAAACGGTCTTAGAACCGAAATTGCTGAATCCTTTATGGACAAATTGAAAGACTTATTTACTGAGTCTTACATTGATGTTCCAGAATCCAAGGTTGACCTAGTTGATGAACTGTCTGACCAAGTAGAAGAACTTGAGACTAAACTCAATGAATCTACTCAGAAAATCATTGACGCTACTGGTGAATTGGAAGGTTTTAAAAGGGATGAAATCATTCGTGAAGCATCCAAAGACCTTGCTGACACACAGGTAGAAAAGTTAAAGTCACTCGTTGACGGATTCGATTTTGACGATTCTTTTGAATCAAAAGTCGCAACTGTTAAAGAGTCACACTTTAGCAAAAAAGAAACTTCGTCTGAGGAAGTTCTTGAAGAAGATGTAGATGCAGAAGACACAACTACTGTAGAAACATCTGAAAGCATGGACAGGTATCTTCAGGCAATCAGAAAAACCGCTCGTAGAGCATAACTAAAATAGGATAAGTAACAATGCAAGTATCTTACGACCAACTTATTGAGAAGTGGAGTCCAGTATTGGACGAAACTTCCGCTGGTGAGATTACAGACTCACATCGTAGAGCAGTTACAGCCGCAGTCCTTGAAAACCAAGAAAAAGCACTTATCGAAGAACAAGCTGCTTCTCAAGGTTTCATTACTGAAGCTTCACCTGCTAACAACACTGCATCTGTCAATAACTTTGACCCAGTATTAATTTCACTGGTAAGAAGAGCAATGCCTAACCTCATCGCTTATGACATCTGTGGTGTACAACCAATGAACGGCCCAACTGGTCTTATCTTTGCTATGAAAGCAAGATATCAAGGTGGTTCAACTTCTAACAGAGAAGCACTCTATAATGAAGCAGAAACTCAGTTCTCAGGTGACTCATCTGGAACTCATGATTCTGACAACGCTTCTGGTTGGAATGGTATCGACTCAGAAGGTGCGAGATTAACATCTCTTGCCGCTGGTGGTATGCCAACTGTTGACGCTGAAGCACTTGGAAGCACTGGTGGTTCATCTTTCAACGAAATGGGTTTCACCATTGAAAGACAAACCGTTACTGCTAAATCAAGAGCATTGAAAGCAGAATACAGTCTTGAACTAGCACAAGACCTAAAAGCAATCCACGGTCTAGACGCAGAAACAGAATTGGCAAACATCTTGTCAACTGAAATTCTTGCTGAAATCAACCGTGAAGTCATTAGAACTGTCAACTCTCAAGCAAAAACAGGGGCTCAACAGTCCAATGTTACTGCAAAGGGTATCTTTAATGTAAGTTCTGATGCTGATGGTAGATGGTCTGCTGAGAAGTTCAAAGGACTAACAGTCCAAATCGATAGAGAAGCAAACACTATCGCTAAAGAGACTCGTAGAGGTAAAGGTAATGTAGTAATCTGTTCTTCAGATGTTGCTACTGCCCTAGCAGCTGCAGGAACTTTGGATTACTCTCCTGCTATTTCTAACAATTTGCAAGTAGATGACACTGGAAACACTTTCGCAGGTGTCTTGAACGGAAGACTTAGAGTATACATCGACCCTTATGCTAACACTGATTACATCAATGTTGGTTATAAAGGAACAAACAGCTATGACGCTGGTGTATTCTATTGCCCATATGTTCCATTGCAAATGGTTAAAGCAGTCGGTGAAGACACTTTCCAACCTAAAATTGGTTTCAAAACCAGATATGGTATGGCAAGTAACCCATTCGTAGGGTCTACACCATCTGACGGTCTTGCTACAGTTAAGACTAACCAGTATTACAGAATCTTTAAGGTAACTAACATCTTAACATAATCTGTAAATAAAAAGAGTTGGGTCAACCAACCGTTTTTTAGGGGAGACTTCGGTCTCCCCTTTTTTTGTAAAAAAACGCTTGACATTTTATGTTGAACTTGTTATTATAATAACATAATGAAGAGAGGTAAACTATGATTAGTAAAATACTTAAACAGGAACTCCTCAACCTGAACTCTGTTTCGGAGTTAAATGAGGTAATCGCATTTGCAAGAGATGCAATTGCAATAAATGCCAAAGCATCGATTGCTGTTGGTGATGAAGTTTTCGTAGTCCAAAAGACTAAGAGAACTGTTGGTGTTGTTGAGAAAGTCAACATCAAAAAAGCATTGGTTAAAATCCCTAGTAAGGGCAATGCAGTTTACAGTGTTCCATTATCTATGTTGGAGGCTGCGTGATTCTAAGAAACGGACTGGTCGGTTCGTTTCATCACGACCTTTATGCGTTTGATGAAGAACACTTCGAAGGGGAAGAACTCGAACTTCCCCTTAATGCTAAAGAAATGCAGTTAGCATTTTTACAACAAGATAACAAGTCATGGCAAATGATGGTTGACTCTGTTCATCATAGAACAGGTTTCATGATTGCAGGAAACATGAACATTGATTGGATTGTTGTTAATGGAGTCCCTCACAAGTTTCACTAATGATTGACCAAATGATTAAGGTCAGAATGACCAATGGCAAGGATATCTACGGAACTAATCTAGATATCGGTAGATATTCTGTCAAGCATAACTGTGAAGTAGAGCATGAATATGAACATGTCAATCCTTCTACAGTTTACAATACATTTGAATATGTGGGTAATAGAAAACCATCACCCATCTCTGTATCTGTTCCATTTGATTATAGAATGAACAGAGCAATGGGTACATTCAACACTCGTGGAGTTAACTTAGACAAATGGTAGATTGGATAATAGCAATAGGTGCGAATGCACTAATCGTATATGCATGTTACAAGTTTGTAACATTTGGTATATCTGGTGGATTTCAACGCCTTTTCAGTAAAAAGAAAAAGAAGAAAGATGTGAATTCAGGTCAACTATTCGGTTGACATTTTACGCTACATAGTGTATAATGGTCGTTATGAATCAAGAATTATATGCTCTTCTAGGTAAGTGTGCAGATAGCACTGGTCTTCCTGTTATGGATGAGACCCAGTTTACCGATGTCACAGAACGGTATGGTAAGGATGTCTTTAGAAAGACTCTTGCTGAATATATCTTTCAAGAGAGACCACCATTTCCTGCTAATCAGGTTACTGAGAAACGCAGGGACGATGCGTGGTGGAAACTAAAACAATACGATATCTGGAAGGGTGTCACCCATATTAATAACCAACAAAGGGAAGTCATTGAGAAGTTTGATGACTACAAGTATCCCTTTAGTGAACATGGACTAGGAGTAATCGATGCTCCTGCTAGACCTTATAATGATGTATCTGATTGGTTTATGAAACCCCTGCGTTGGCAGTGTAACAGTTACTCATTCAAAGCACCTCTCACCGTATGGAACGAAGGAACTGCTCATGAGATATGGGCATGTCTTGGTGCTATATGGAGAGGTATAAACGATGTCAAGAAAGTCACAGTCCGTGACCTTGATGGGAATGAAAAAGATAAGTTGGTCGGTGGTGTCTTGCAACAAAACTCGTATGTTGCTACCTTCCGTTTGGCAACATACATTGCCACCCAGTTCAAACCCAGTATGGCAAAGACCATCTATCAGATGACTAATGCCAAAAGAGTTCTTGATACATCTATGGGTTGGGGTGATAGACTTACAGGATTCTACGCCTCAGACGCAGAAGTTTATATTGGATGTGACCCCAACCCTAATACCTTTGACAAGTATCATGATATGATACCATACCTAGAGAAGATGTCTGGTAAGCAAAAGACTGTCCATATGTTTAACTGTGGTGCAGAAGACCTACCATGGGATAGAATTACAGACATTGATTGTGCCTTTACATCACCACCGTACTTTGCTACAGAAAGGTACAACGAAGGTGGTAAGAATGAGGATGCACAATCGTGGAAGAAGTTCTCTGAATATGAGCAATGGAGAGATGATTTCTTCCTACCAGTATCACAAAAAACCTTTGATTCACTATCTAAGGATGGTCATATGATTATCAATATCATGAATCCAAAGGTAAAGAATGTAGTCTATCCGTCTTGCGATGAGTTAGTAGACCTGCTCAGACCCCATTTTAAGGGTCAGATAGGGATGCGTATCATGCAAAGACCACAGGGTAAGTCTGTATTCAAGGACGAAGAAGGTAACTTCGATAAGGAGCAACTACAGGATTTCTTTGACCAAATGTACATTGAGAACTGTTGGTACTTCGGAAAAGAGGACACACCAGACATATTTTTGAGGGCAGAAAAAAACAATTTAGATGATTTTTTCGCTTGACATTTCCTGCTAGTCTTGTTATTATAATAACATAATGAGAAAGGAACTGATTATGGAAAACAATTTTGGACTGATTTTTGCTGAGAATTGTGAACCTACTGAAGAGAATGTTCAAGGGTTTGCTAATTATTGCATGGACTTCTACGGTGAGAATAATGACGATGCTCTTTATCCTACCGAAGGATTTACCATGGGAACTGCCATGATTGCCATCAATGAATATTTGACTGGTAACTATCCTTGTTGTGAAGAGAACTTTGAAAATGGAGTTCCTACTCATCTGTATGGTGGTGGTGATACCATTGACCGTGAGAAAGTTCTTGGAATCTTTTTGGAACAAATGGAGATGGTAGCATAATGTGTGGTGCATTTACTGGTGAATACGATTTTGATGGTTTTGTAGTTAAAGAAACTGTCACTGGAAAAATTCTTGCAGGGTTCTTTGACCCAATCAAGACTATCGAAGAAGCAGAAGAACTTCAAGTAGGATTGAAGAACCGTTTTAATGTTAAAACTATTATAGAGGGATATTATGAATGATGCAATGAATGCAAAACATGCTCGACACTTGACTCGCATCCTTAATGTTAAGGTTGCGTTGTCAAAATGTGAAGAGTCAAAGAGTGAGTGGGGCATTGAATACTGGTCAGGAGTTCTGAAAGCACTTCAGAATAAACGACTAGATGGTGTCAAGTTCCACTAAAAAATCGTATAAATAGACATATAGAAGAGGATTTTATATGCCTATTAACAGTACAACTATTACTACGCAACTCAAAGATGATGAGTTGACGAGTAATCTTAACTATCTGCAACCCACTGGGTTCAGGGTAGTTATTGATAGAACAAGGTATCCTAACTTAGAATACTTTGCTCAACAGGTAACGCATCCAGGCGCACAGTTAAATCCACTGGAGTTACCTGCCAGAAGAATTACATCTGTTCCTTTAGCAGGGGACAAGATAACTTTCAGTGAAGTCTCATTCAATATTATACTGGATGAGAACATGACTGCATATAGAGAGATGTATGATTGGATGACTAGAATAACTAATGAGGGTCAAGTATCCGCAGGGTCAAGGGGTGAAAAGAAACCTACCTATTCTGATATCACCTTGAGTGTATTATCAAGTCATAACAATCAGACCTTGAGGGTAAGATACAAAGATTGTATTCCTACTTCTCTTGGTACTATTAATTTTCAGTCAACTACTGGGGATGTCCAGTTCTTGACTTTCGATGCTAGTTTTAGATTTGCTCAGTTTGAAATAGTCTAAATACTACATTATTGTTTTATAATGGAGAGTGAATGTTAGATTTAGAAAGCATATTGGCAGAGTGGAAAGAAGACTCAAAGATTGATATTTCCACCCTTGCTGAATGTTCCAAAAATACCCCAGAGTTACATGCTAAGTATCTTGAGTATCATGCACAGACAAGACTGCGACTCAAGAAAGCAGAGTTCAAACAAAAAGAATTACTAAAAGATAAGTATCTCTATTACGAAGGTAAGATGTCTCAGGAAGACATTGAATCTCGTGGTTGGGCATTTGACCCATATGATGGTCTAAATGTAAACACTAAAAACTTCAAAGAGTATTATTATGATACTGATAAGGAGATTCAAGATTCGGAACTGAGAATACAGTACCTAAAAACCATTATAGATACTCTAGTAGAAATTATAGATAATCTAAAGTGGAGACATCAAACTATTTCCAACATAATTAAATGGAGACAGTTCGATGCAGGAATGTGACATTACCGAATACCATAACCGCAAAACTTAAAGACCATGCAATGATGCACATTGAGTGCGAAGCACATCAAGTGCCAGAGTTGCGTGATTACTTTTCATTCTATGTCCCAGGCTTCAAGTTCATGCCAATGTATAAGGCAAGGAAGTGGGACGGTAAAATCAAACTATTCAATTCAGTTACTCGTGAACTGGGTGCAGGACTGTATGACCATCTGAGAAAGTTTTGCTCAGATAGAATGTATCCTCTGCAATTAGAGGAGACTAAGTATGGTCACCCTGCCCAGAAGAACGGTGTATCCCATATCAATCTAACTAAGTTCATTGAAGAACTTAACAGTCCGTTTGATATCCGTGACTATCAATACGATGCGGTCACACATGCAATCACTAATAAAAGAGCAATCCTACTATCACCAACTGGTAGTGGTAAGTCATATATCATCTATTGTTTATTGCGTTGGTATATGGATAACTATGATAAGCAAGTTATGATTGTTGTTCCGACAACAAGTCTTGTCGAACAGATGTACAAAGACTTTGAAGAGTATGGATTTGATGTAGATAAACACTGCCACCGAATCTACTCAGGTAAGGATAAAACCACTGATAAACAGATTATCATTTCTACATGGCAATCTATCTACAAGTTTCCACCCAAATGGTTTGAGAACCTAGGGTGCATCTTTGGTGATGAAGTCCATCTCTTCAAAGCAAAGTCTTTGTCTGGTATCATGAACAAGTGTAAGAATGCTGAGTATCGATTCGGTACTACAGGTACACTAGACGGTACAGAGACTAATAAACTTGTACTGGAAAGTCTCTTTGGTTCTGTACA